TGCTCCACGACCCCTGTCAGGGCGACCTATTTTTATTTGACGGCGCAAAAGCTTTGGAGATTCAAGGTTCGAGGGTCGATGACCTGCGTCCTGCGGCTTTGTTTATAGGATCGATGAGAGATTTGGTCAAGGTTCTGCGTCCTGCGGCCTTGGCTAGCTGGTCTGCGTCTTTTATTGCGTGAGTCCTGCGTCCTGCGCCCTGCGCCCTGCGTCCTGCGTCCTGCGTCCTGCGTCCTGCGTGTCATGGATAAAAAAGAGGAGGACGAAAGCCCTGCGGCCTGCGCCCTCCAGTCTAGGGAGATAGTCTCATGAATGTAGGTAGAATAGCCATAGAATGGGGCGCCGTCAAGCGGCGCCCTTTGTCCTAGTGTTTAACGATTGCGATTGATTTAGCTTTGACGGTCGAGCCGGCGCATAGCTTGCATGTGTCGCACGTTGCCCGTCGTCCTGCTTCTTTGCTTGCAGGACAAAGCACTTCGGATCCTTTGATTATTTCGTTGGTGTCTAGTAAAACGCGAAAGGTACGCTTGCCGTCTTTCCAAGCTTGGCGCGCCTGCGCTTCTGTATCAGCGCTGATCATGTAAAGCTTCGGATCAACGTCTAAAATGTCCTCTTGGTGGCTATAGCCGGTATGGCCGTCGGCCTCACTCAATAGGCTTTTAAAAATATAGCTTGGAACTGCTGCGCCGTCGCCATATGTGCCAATGCGAACCATGCGACCCGCGCCAAGCTTGGCTATAGCTTCGTGACCTTGCGCCGTTGGATAGGCGTTTTTCTGAACTTGTTTCCAGACATTAAGAACACCTTGGAATAGGGCAACGTAACATGTGCGCCCCTTGGCATGCTTGCCCGGCGCGTCTATGTCTTGCGCTTCGCCCTTATGCTTGCAATTGCCGCAGATTGAATAGTCATTGCCAAGCTTGTTATTCAGCATTGGATCAAGGCCGTTATCACATAGAATATATGTTTGCACCATGTTGCCGGTTTTAGAATTGCTGCTTTTGGTTATAGCGACGACGACAATGGGCGATCCGTCTATCATGGACGGCCCGCGATATATGATTGAGTTTTGTGTTTTCATGATTTAACTCCGTTGGTTTTGTTATGCCTTTATTATATCGGATAATCCCATAAATAAAAGCTTTTATTTTATTGGCCGGCATCCTGCGTCCTGCGTCCTGCGTCCTGCGTCCTGCGCGTTTATATATAAAGGCCGGCGGACCAAGAAAAGAGGGGCAGCTTGCGCTGCCCCTTGAGTGGGTCTATTCGACCTTGGAGATTCTTGGATCGCGGAAGTGTCGCAAGCAATTCGACTCCGCTGCGTAGGCATTGACGACCTCGATCATCTCCGGAAACATTACGAAGATGCGCTCGAGATTGTGGTTGTCCAGCCTCGATAGCGCGTCGTGTAGATGATCGACCGCATTCGCGAGAGAGTGGGCGCGAGTGTCGGCAATGCCGACACTCTCTAAAAGTTCCTGATATTTTTGCATTAGGCGTCCTCCTCATTCCAGATAGTCACCAGCTTATACTGGATATCCTCGAGGCTTGCTTTCATGCTATCGATTGCTTCGATCAGGTCTTCGTTGTTGATCGCAGTGTCGAGGCTTTGATCGACAGTATCGATAATCTCTAGAGCATGATCGACCAGATCGTTGGCCTTCATCAGCTCCCTATTAATAGTTTCTTTATTCATGACTATATCTCCTAGTCTTTATGGCAGGGGATAACCTCCCCCTTTGGTATCACCTATTATATAGGTTTTTCCCATACGGTCAAACAAAAAGGTATGCGCTGCGCGTACGGTATTCTAGTACCACATGACCCTGCGGCCTGCGACCTGCGTGTCTTCTTTATATATCTCGAGAGCCTGCGGCTTGCGTCCTGCGGCCTCGCGCCTCTATAGATATATTAAGAAGAAAGAATCGAGCACCGTGGCACTCGATCCTAGGTTGGTTATCCATATAGGAATGGATCTAGCTCATTGTCCCACCAATCATCATTGGCGGTTTGCAATGCATCGATGACGCACATGCCATCATCGTAGTAGTCCCGCCAGCGTGCATCTGGCATGTCATCGATACCAATCGGGCATCCCAGCCCGATCAATTCTTTGTCGCATTGTTTTAAGAATGTCTCGAATGTCATATCATCCTCCGTTGTTGGCAGCGGGATCGCTCCCGCTGCCGGTTGATTATTCCACCGTTCCGGTGCGCTGCCAGTTATCGATGAGCCGGTCAACAAGCTCATCGGTCTGCTTTCGATTGCCACCGCAATGGCCTTCGGCCAATTGATAGCAGGCACCCAGCAATTCGCTGATCTTGTATTTGGTACACTCGAGGCTGGCCGCGTCGCTATCCGTCCATACGACTCCGTGAAACAAGCCCAAGTGTTCGCCGCCGTGCAGCAATAAAGAATGTGTATGCATGATTACCCCCTCGAGTCTTGAATTGAAAACAAACAGCCAAGGATTGACCAAAACAGGCCGACACTGCCTATTGATATCATGCCGATGCCGGTGACGATGGCGAACATGTCATCGATAAACAGGCAGTGATAGCCCGCCAGCCCAATGGTAGCGGCGGCGATGATCATCATGCCCCAAACGTATGTCATACGCTTGGCGACCGTCCTATGGTGGGCGATAAATGCTGGTTTCATAATAGTCTCCTAATTTTATTGTTTACCGTTTCGTCCTTTTGGACTCATCAGCGGCAGCGCACACTGCCGGACGGTAGGGGCCGAAGCCCCCGCCGGTCAATTACTGCTGGCTTTGGATCTTCTTTGCGAAGAACTCAGCAACGCTATCAAGTGAGTCGAAGAACACGCCAACGGATACGTTGTGACGGTTGAATATACGATATCCATTGTATCCATCAGACGATCCCTTCTTGATGCTATAGCCATAAGCCTTGGCGATGGTTTCTAGATACTTCATGATAGTCCCCCTTCTTGGGTTGTGGCGGGAGCCGAAGCCCCCGCCGGTTGATTACTTGATCTTGATGATCATTTGCTGGTTCATTTGCTTTTCGTTGGCTTTGATCCACTCCTTGCCAACATGAGCCTGCCAGACTGGCGCAGGGACAAAGAACTTTGGGGCTGGTGCCTCAAGATCGAATGTCTCTGGATGCAAGCCAAGGCGGATCTTTGCTTCAATCTCTTTCTCGATCGCCTTCAGGATCTTGATATCCCGCTTGAGCTTGGTGTAGTACTGCGCCAATGACTGGCTTGTTGTTGTCCGAAGATTATACTCCGGTGCTCCTGCTAATCTAATCATGACCTATCTCCTATGGTCTGGTGGTAGGGGTTGATCCCCCGCCTTGTTTGAAAACAATGCGCCCATCTCATCCCATAGTCAACCCATAAAATAACTTTTTATCCCATACATGCCACTTTTTTTCGGGCTGGGCTGGGGTTACTGGCTTGGATCGGCAATCAGATTCGGGATCGCTTGACCCCCCACCCCCTATATTGGGGCGGGCTTGCGCGTTATACCGGCCTCGTATTGTTGGGTTGATAATTTCATTGCGGGGTATTATCATTCGGGCATGTCAGCAAACCTAGATGCCGTCCCCGAGGACGTACTTAAAGAAATATACCTTCTGGAAGAACATCAGAAACGCCTGCTCACAAGGGCCGAGGCGCAAGATAAGTTCATGCCGTATGCAAAGCATGTCTATGACGGGTTCATAGAGGGGACCCATCACCGGATTATTGCAGAGAAGTTGGAACGCATTGCTCGGGGGGAGTTAAAAAGACTGATTGTGAATATGCCACCCCGGCATTCTAAATCAGAATTTGCATCCTATCTCATGCCATCTTGGTTCTTGGGTCGGAACCCAAAATTAAAAATTATTCAAGCTACAATGAACACGGAACTTGCTGTAAGATTCGGCAGGAAGGTCCGAGATCTGATCGCCGACCCTATTTACAGGGAGATCTTTCCCAACACGGACCTTAAACCGGACAGCCAAGCAGCGGGTCGTTGGGAGACAAGCGCTGGCGGGGAATATTTTGCGGCAGGGGTGGGCGCTGCAATGACTGGTCGTGGTGCCGATTTGCTGATCATTGATGATCCGCACTCGGAACAAGATGCTTTGTCGCCTAGTGCTTATGATAATGCGTGGGAGTGGTATACATCTGGACCACGCCAGCGTCTTCAGCCGGGGGGAACCATCATTATTGTCCAGACCCGCTGGTCGAAGAAGGATATTACTGGGAGGTTACTGGCGGCACAGCAAAAAGACATCATGGCTGACCAGTGGGAGGTGGTAGAATTCCCTGCGATTATGCCTTCGGGGGAACCATTATGGCCTGAATTCTGGAAAAAAGATGAGCTTTTAAAGGTTAAGGCTTCTTTGTCCGTGGGCAAATGGAATGCTCAGTGGCAGCAGAATCCCACCTCTGAAGAGACCGCGATGGTCAAAAGAGAGTGGTGGCAGGCTTGGGAACACGACGACATCCCTGATTTAGACTATGTCATCCAGTCTTATGACACGGCGTACTCCAAAAAAGAAACGGCTGACTACTCTGCTATTACAACGTGGGGCGTGTTCCAGCCTTATGGCAATGGTGACCAGCATTTAATATTGATGGATGCCAAGAAGGGGCGGTGGAACTTTCCTGAACTAAAGACCATTGCACAGGAAGAGGCTGAGTATTGGGAGCCGGAGTTGATGTTAATAGAGGCGAAGGCTTCTGGTACTCCGCTGGCGGACGAGATGAGGTTACTGAACCTCCCTGTAGCTACATTTAGCCCGGGCCGAAAACGTGGGGGCGGGGGTATGGACAAAACCACCCGTATGCATATAGTGTCTCCTATATTCGAATCTGGTAAAGTGTGGTATCCTGAAGGCGAAAAGTTTGCTGATGAGGTTATCGAGGAAGTCGCGTCATTTCCTAATGGCGAACATGATGACTTCTGTGATAGTATGACAATGGCCTTGATGAGATTTCGTCAGGGTGGTTTTATTAATTTGCGCGGCGAAGAGTTTGAAGACGATCCCCCTCGTGTAGCTAGAGAGTATTACTGATGGCCGGCGATAAAGAAGTAGTTATTGACGGGCGTACCTTGAAACAAATCAAAGAGATTGCCCAGCGCGACATCAGTCAGCTTACTGATAAGCAGTGGGAGTATGTTTCTAAGTCCCCCGTAAAAAAAGCCAAGGGCGGAGTTGCGAGAGGCTTCAGTCCCATTGCCCGTCCACAAAGATTCAAAGGAGTGTTTTAATGTCCGGTAAAAAAAACAAGAGTGTTAAAGCAAAGACCCAAGAAATGTAACAAGAAGCTTTAGAAGCAATTCGGGATACTGAAAAGTCTGGAGAAACTTTTAAGCCTAAAAAAATGGAGCCTGATAAACCAATCAGTGAGGAAGACAAAAAAGACATTAAAAGCTTAATTAAGAATGCAAAGTCCGGCGGCACATTCAATGGTAGAGCCATTATGAAAAAGCGCGGCGGAACATTTAAGGGAACATTCTAATATGGCATTACCTCCACAGATGGTTGAGTCTGCAATGGGTGCTGGTGGCCCCGGCATGACTATGGAAGAACAGATGACCGAGGTTCAAGTACCTATGGCCGAGGACCAGCTTCCGCCCAACATTATGGTTGCTGGTGAGGAAGAGGGCGTTGAGGTTGAGGTTGAGGAGTATGATCACAACGCGAACTTGGCTGAAGTACTTAGTGACTCGGTCCTAGGCTCTTTGTCCTCGGATCTTGGTGGGAAGATTGATGAGGACAAGTCTTCTCGTGAGGATTGGGAAGAGACTATTTCCAAGGGTTTGGTATTGTTGGGGATTAATTACGAGGAGCGGCAGGCGCCGTTTCTTGGGGCATCTGGGGTAACGCATCCATTATTGAGTGAGGCTGTGACGCAGTTTCAGGCGCAGGCTTACAAGGAGATGTTACCACCGGGAGGCCCGGTGAAGACACAGATTATAGGGCAGCAGACCAAAGAGGTTGAGGATCAGGCCCAGCGTGTTAAGGACTTTATGAACTATCAGGTTACTGAGGTGATGGAGGAGTTTGATCAGGACACTGATCAGATGTTGTTCTATTTGCCGATCACTGGTTCTACGTTCAAGAAGGTTTATTTTGATCCGACGCGGCAGCGGGCTGTATCTAAGTTTGTTCCTGCCGAGGATTTGATTGTTCCGTATGCTGCATCTGATTTGCGTACAGCGGAGCGTTACACACATGTAGTGCGGATGACGGAGAACGACATTCGCAAGATGCAAGTAGGAGGCATTTATAGAGATGTTGACTTATCTCCATCAGATGATGATGAATCTGATACAACAATTCGTAGCAAGACTGATGATATTCAGGGACTTCGTCCGGGATATAGTGATGAGCTTTATACAATACATGAAGTTCATGTTGACTTGGATCTTGAAGGATTTGAGGACATGGACCAGATGGGTGAGCCAACGGGTATTCGCTTGCCGTATATTGTCACTATGGACGCTGATTCGGGACAGATTCTTTCGGTAGTACGCAATTATAGAGAGCAGGATCCGCTTCGTCGCAAGCGTGATTTCTTTGTTCACTACAAGTTTTTGCCCGGCTTTGGGTTCTATGGCTTTGGTTTGTTACACATGATCGGAGGTTTGAGCCGTGCTGCAACATCTATTCTCCGCCAGCTTATTGATGCTGGTACGTTGGCGAATCTCCCGGGTGGTTTCAAGGCTCGTGGGGTTAGAATCAGGAATGATGACGAGCCTGTTAATCCGGGTGAGTTCCGCGATCTCGATGTTCCCGGTGGTGATATTCGCAATGCTCTTATGCCACTCCCGTACAAGGAGCCTTCTGGCACGTTGGCTCAATTACTCGGGGTGGTCGTTGATTCGGGCCGACGCTTTGCACAAGTTGCAGACACAAAGGTCGCAGATGTCAACTCACAAGCTCCCGTGGGAACAACAGTAGCGCTGATTGAGCAAGGTTCGAAGGTTATCTCGAGCATTCATAAGCGCCTGCATTACGCGCAGAAGTCCGAGTTCCGTATGTTGGCTGAGATCTTTGCCAACAATCCGATGCCGTATCCTTATCAGATTGGCGCCAACGTGAACCCACAGATCATGGCGCAGGATTTTGACGGGCGGATTGATATTCTCCCAGTCTCTGACCCGTCAATATTTTCGATGGCACAGCGCCTGTCACTTGCACAGACACAGTTGCAACTTGCACAGGCTGCACCGCAGATGCATAACATGTATGAAGCTTACCGTCGGATGTACGATGCGTTGGATGTAAAGAACATCGACGCGATCTTGCCGGTGCCACCGCAGCCACAGCCGATGGACCCAGCCACAGAAAACTCTGCTGCCTTGAAGGGAACTCCATCGCAGGCATTCCCGCAGCAGGATCATCGCGCGCACATTCGCGTACACTCTGCAATGATTCAGTCTCCGGCTATACAGGCTAACCCGCAGGCATTCCTGATCTTACAAGCACATGTTCAGGATCACGTTTCTATGTTTGCTCGGGACATTGTGCAGGAAGTATTTAAGAACGCTTCGGAGCAGGCACAAATGGCTGGTGAAGCAATTCCGCAGATTGACCCGAACGTAGTTGAGGCTATGGTTGCCCAGCAGACTGCTGAAACACTTGAGCAGTTGGCTCCGCTTTTGATGCCTCCGCAGCAGCCTGACCCGCTTGTTGAGATTCGCCAGCAGGAGTTGGAGAACGATTCTACCGAGATCCAGCGTAAGATGCAGAACGATGTGATGGACTTCCAGATCGATCAGGCCAAGTTGCAGCAGGCGGCTAACTTAGCTATGCAGCGTATGCAGGTTCAACAAGGTATTGCGGAAGATCGTAACGATGTTAACCTATATCGTATTAACACGCAGGCTGCGTTGGCAAGGAACCGTGGACAGTGATCATGTGGGACATGCACAATCGCACGACTAAAGAGCAGGCTAAAAGGAATCGTAAAAGATGCTCCAAGCACTAATAGGTCCAGCGACCGAGTTAATTGGTAAGTTTGTTGAAGACAAAGACCAGAAGAACAAGTTGGCGCATGAGATTGCCACTATGGCGGAGCGCCATGCACAGGAGCTTGCTAAGGGTCAGTTGGCTATCAATGCTGAAGAAGCCAAGTCACGGAATATATTTGTGGCGGGCTGGCGGCCGAGTGTTGGCTGGTGCTGTAGCTTGGCTCTATTCGCTCACTTTTTAGTCTTCCCTACTATGGATGTGGTAACTGCGTATATGGGCGTTGCGCCAGTAGCTTATCCTCAGTTTGATATGGACAGCTTGATGACTGTCTTACTGGGTATGCTTGGGCTTGGGGGGATGCGTAGCTTCGAGAAGGCCAAGGGCTTAACAAAGTGAGTGTAGAGACTTTTCTCAAGTGGAAGATTCTACCTCGTTTTATGATGCTGATGAGTACGTTAATGTCGTGGCGCTGTGCTGAGTGGTTTATGGCTTTGCCGGAGCCTAGCTCACAGCAGTCGGCTTTCGTGAGTGTAGTTATGGGCGTCATGACTGGCGTCTTTGGGATTTGGATGGGTCATGAGCACAAAAAAGATTAGCCCGTGCGTAGGTATTTGTGTCTTGGACGAAGAACGTGTAAGATGTATTGGCTGTGGACGTACCATTGACGAGATCATTAACTGGGGAAAGAAATGGCAAGACCAAGAATAAATCAGTTTGCAGATGATCTCGGTATCAACCGTTCTTCCGCAGAGGAACTTATGAAGAAAGCCCGTGGTCGCAAAGACGGCGGCTCAGAGACATTGGAGAAACACATGTCATCAGTTGTAAAGCCCCAGACCAAGGAAGAAGACGAAGAGACCAAGGAGCGGATGAGAAAAAAATTTGATCGTTCCAAGAAGCTTCGTGAAGCTCAAGAGGCAGAAATAAATGCCAAAGACGGTAAGTATATGTCATGTCGCGGCATGGGCAAAGCAATCCAAGGTGTAAAGTTTCGTGGAGTAAAATAAGTGGAGAGTGAAGAGAATATTGCTGGGGGGTATAGCGCGGCTGGTGGATGGGCCGGTGGCGCATCTGACTCTGGACCTCAGTCAGGGGCTAATGTTGGTAGCAAAGACTTTGGTCAAAACCTTCAAGACAGACCGCAAGGTCCGGCCATCGGCGGCATGGATCTTTCCCCCGGTCTTACGCGCTCTGTATATGGAACAACTTACGGAACACAACTTGCTGGGT